AGGTCACGCCCCGCCTGAAAGGCGCGCTTAATCCCGGAGAACGCCGTACTAGCCGTGCTTACCGCAACCGAAATGCTTATTGGATCGAACATAGTTTTCCCGTAGTTTCATCGTAGTTACTTGCCTTGTTGCTTCATTATCTCTTTCTGCATAGCGGCATCTATTCTTGCTGCTGTCTGACGTTCCGTGCTGCTCAGCTTCTGTTGGAACTGACTGGCTCGCATCTGCTGATTCTGTGCATCAAGCTGTAGCTTCGCCTTATCTACTTCCGCATCAGACTGCTCAGACTGCGCTCTAATCTCTAGCTCCTTCTCTTTCAACTGTACCAGAGGATCTGGGCCCTGACCCGATACCTGTTGTGAAAGCTGCTTCAACTGCTGCATACCCTCCGCAATAAACTGTGCCTTCATACTCTCCATAGCCAACTCTGCCTGTTCTGGTGGAACCTGTTGTTGCTGCATCGCCACCATCGCTTGCTCCTTAGCGGCTATCTGAACGTGCTCCATAATATGCTTCTGCAACGCCATAGCTATAGGCGGCATACCCGCTATCATCGGAGAAGACCCAAACACCATATGCGCCATAATATGCGCTTGATGCTCCTGACCCTCAAAAGCCTTCAACGGTACCATATCCATAATATCTATATTCTCCTGTGCAGGATCTTTAGGCATGGGCTCCTCATCAGGAATCCTCTTCATAATTCTATCAGTATCCCTCACACCTAACGCATCATACATATCTCTGTATACTTCATACATATTATGTAAATCAGGTGCCGCCCCCGCTAACTGTAACTTAGTCTGCGCCAGTGCAATCCTCTGTGCCTGTGAAAACACATTCGGGTCCGATACAGGTACAACATCCACTCTATCGTCAAAGTCCGTAGCCATAACAGAGGCTTCCGCCCCTTCTACAGAATAAGGGTATTCCGCAGGTAAACTCTCCGACATCACCCTCGACAACATCTTAAACTCTACCCGCATAGCATAATGCAACCGTTTATGCACCGCGCTCATCACCCGTGAGCCCTGCTCCAACAACGCTATAGTCGTACCCACAGCCGCCTGCTGATTACCATCACCAACCTTCATATCGGTTATAGTGGCAAAACGACGACCTGCATCCACAACAAAACCCAGTAACTGAAACAAGGTTTGATCGGGACCTTTAAACGGCAGCGGCATCAGGCTGTCACGGATAGCCCCACCGGGAGCATCAACGTCGCGAAACTCTCCGGGCTGAAGCGGGTCATCGTCATCCCTGATCCGTAGTCCACGGGCCTTGAAACCCGCAGGAAGATTGGACAACGTTCCGGCGTCGATTAACTGCCTCAGTGCCGCTGTGGCGGTCCGTGACAGTCCGCCAATCGTGTGAATAAGCCCCAATCCGTAGAAACCAAACCCCGGAAGGAACTTATAATGCACAAAATACTGTATCTTGCGCTTCTTCTCATCTTCTTCACGATAATTACGACGTATGGACAATATCTGCCCGTTGTCCTGACTAATTGTTACAATATAAGGGATCTTAATGCCTGTCGGCTCCCCATCCTCATCTGTCTCCTCGTAGCCCTCTAAATCCAGATCCACATGACATTCAAGCAAAGTACAGTCATAATCTATCTGAGAAGGCGATAATCCATCAATTCTGCTAACTTCACTCTCTATGGAACCCGACTCTTCTTGAGCCGGAATCACAGGAATATCTATGTAAAAACCCCCAACTTGCTTCTTTCTAAGCTCATTTAGCGACATTCTTAGCACTTGCGTAATATTTGGGCACGTTTCAAGGTCAGAAGTCTCATATGGCACCACTAAATGCTCTGCTGCAATGAATTTTGACACCGCTCTGCCTAAATTTTCGTCATAATACACCTTTTTAAAGGTAGAACCCGCCAAAGGTAGGTAAAAAAGCATCTGATCAAGCTCAGGCGTGTACTCCTCCATTACATTTGTAATGTAATAATTCATAAAATGCTTAACACGGTGTGATTGTTGCTGCTTTTCGCGTGTTTCAGACCCGAGAACCGTGGTCCGTACAGGGCCAGACGCAGGTAAAAGTTCATTAAAAGCCTGCGCCTGAAATTGGGTAGCTGCCTCGGCCAACAGAGGATGCGTCACGCCCGATGCACCTCTAAAAGGTTGCGACCTCTCCTCATATGTAAACCCTAAAAGCTCCAAACCGTTGGCATAAGCGTCTTCCCACTCCTGCCTCCCCGACTTATTCGCGTCAAACTCACCTAAGAGTTCGCCTGCTATGCGAGAAAGCTCACGTTCTGGCATATCTTCCGCTAAATTCCCATAAAAGTCACCCTCTTGACCCCTATTATCGGTAGGCTCAAAGTCAATCGTCACACCACCGTCGTCTTCAGGGATAACCTCAATGTCCATGTTCTCGGCTTCACCCTCAAACTGAACAATATTTTCCTCCATAGAGCCCGGAAGCTCCAATTCCACCTCTGCCGCAAGATCCTCTGGGTCTAACTGCGACGGTATATTTTTTTCTATAGCCATAGTGACTCCTTTTTCTTAACCTACCATAAATGACTCGTAAGTACCAATACCTTTTGGACCTTTGAACATATCGCGTGCAACATCGGACAATCCTGCGATGCCGCCTTTTGCTTTCTTTTCAATAATAGGGTTATTTCTAAAAGCAACACTGTACTCCTCTATATCTCTACCCGCTTCTTTTATCGTCATGGCATCTATGCCTAAGTTGTCCATGAGTTTTTTTTCAGACATACCTACAGGCAGTTTTGATAGCCCTTTCTCTTTCATGTAAATTAAGTCCAGATTTGCTAAAGCCCCAGATACTCCCTGCGCATCATTTCTGTCCATGTTTTGTTTCATAAACTTTAAATCAGACCTCGCCACAATCTCATAATTATCTGATTTATTTTTTAAGCGTTTATACTCAGACTCTAAAAAAGGCTTTACTTTTTCTCTATCTTTGTCTATCCGAATGTCTAAAAATTTTTTAGGTGTCTGCGCCGTTTTTAATACACTATCGTCACCTTTAAACAATTTTGCATAAGATTTATCTGGAGTATAAAAAATAGCCCCTTCTGACGAGCCAGAATAATCAGGTCTTTCATATCTATATAAAGTTTGTCCGGGGCGAATATACTTATCGCGCTCTTTCGTCAAAAATTGTGCAACAAAACTACGTTGATCCCCAATACCACGACCCTTGGGCACTTCTGTAAAAGGTATATCTCCGGCTGCGGACTTAATAACGTTTTTATAATTATCACCACCCTGCACTAATACATTATCGTAACCCTGCATGGTGTCTCTAATCTTGCTTACTTCAAAATTGTTTTTAAGAAAATCATTAACCTTCTCTTTTGTCATTAACTGATTGTAATTCTCTATAGGAGCGTCGGCTCTAATAAGTCCGTGTTTCGCGGACAATATAGCAACATCGACGTTTTCAGGTACACCTGCTTTTCGTATAGATGTAAAGATAGGGCCTAAATATCTATCTAATGCTTTCATATTACCAACGTCAGGGCACTTCTTATCACCACAAGACACAATCAATAACTGCTTACCTTTCTTCGTTTCAGACGGAAAAAGGCTTGTTGGTCGGATATAACGCACGTTAGGCGGAAACATATTTTTTATAATTTTTTCGGAGGGAAACATCTTTAGACCAAACGCATCATCAAAAGCACTTGGGTTGGCTAAAAGATTTCTTGGATCAGGTTCTCCGTCGTTAGGAATTAATTTCTTATAGTTGCCTTGGCTATCTAAACCTATTCCGCTGTCTTTAAATACTCTATCAAGTAAAGGTCCATACTCTTTTGACCGCAAAGGATCTCCTGCTCCTTTGTGAGCAGAAAAGTTTTTTTGATTATATAAGTCCGCTAAATCATTTTTTGGTAATTTAATAAGAGCATCATAATCTTTACCTTTTAACAAATTATCCAAGACTTTGTTATACTCGGCAGTCTTTGCGTCTAATTGCTTAGTGCTAGGTTTTTCCCCTTTTTTTGTTTTTTTAATCAAAGACTCAATCATAAAATCTGAAATCTGACTGGCTAAATCCCGACTCTTAGCTATTATAGCACTGCTTGACACCGCTGTCTTTCCAACTCTAGCCACTCCCGGAGTAGAAATAATATCCCCCGCTTCTCTTAAAATAGAAGGTGCCATGGCCGCGGACACCGCTGCCGCACCTGCTTGTTTAAACAAATCTCTTTTTGATAAATCCACGCCACCCGCAGTGAGCGCAGGTAAAGTATCCTTCTTACCTTTCTTAATCGCCATCAAAACATCGGCTGCTTTTTTTACGGGAAGCATAGACAACAAAGCCTCACTCGATAACATACCTAGAATACCTGCCCCATACTCATCTTTAGGTATCGACTCCACATCTTTATATGTACCTATATTACCCGCCGCCATAGCGTCTTTAAACATCTGGGACCCACCAACTGGGTTTTCCGAAAAAGGCTTCATACCCTGCTTGCCGGGCAAAAGGTTTATTAAAAGAGGCGCTTGATTAAGCATATCAACAGGAAAACCTGCCGCTTGAGCAATCCCCGTATTCACTCCTTTAAGAACCGCCGCCGCTCTCCTCTTGTCTCTTTGCGTAAACAAATCAGACATCAATAATACGCTCTAACTTTCATATGGTTCTCCTCGTCCTCCCAGTCATCTGAGGGTAGCTGCACAAAGTTGCCCTGTCTATACCGCATCAAAGCCTGTGTCATACTATCCACAAGGTCATCATACTCGCCATTTGGAAAAGCTGCAACCTCTTCTATCATCTCATCAGCAAACGTTGTATCTGGTGCGTACACCATGCCTGCTTCAAAAAGCACCGATACAGAGTGTACGCGGGTCACCTTATCATTACCCTTACTCGGTGTAAAGTTCACAACAGGTATACCCATGTTCCGTAGTTCGTGGGTCAAGGGCAACCCCGTCGCCTTCGCCTCAATAATCACCGTATCCGGCTCCCAATACTTATACTGATCCAACGCTACCTGCTTCAACTCAGGAAAATCCCACCGCTCCTTTATACTATCCAAAAGTATCAACCCCGGGGGTCCCCCCGCCTCCTCTGGATAAAATACACCCCATGTCGTAATAGCACTAAAGTCCGATGTCTCTCGCTTCGTAAACGCCGTATCATAACTCTGAATAACAAACTCCAAATTAGGCACACTCTTCTTCTCCCAACGCTTCCACCACTCTCTAGGAATAATCGCGTTCTCCTCACCAGTAGGATTCTGCTGATACTGAGCATTCCATTTAGCAGGTGGTATCGACGCCTTAACCGCCGTCAAATCCTCCAAACTCCAAAACTCAGGCCAACACGGCTTCCCATCATCAAATATCGCAGGGAGCTCCACAACTTCCCACTGATCAGCTAACGGATCTTTAGCCATCGCCCTCAACAACTGACCCGTCATATCCTTCTCGGACCACCGCGTCTGTACCAAAACAATACTACCTCCCGGCTGTAGTCTCTGTCGGGGGCCCCCAGTGTACCAATCCCACGCATCATCAAAACCATTCACAGACATCGCCGTCTGCTCCGAATGCGGATCATCTATAATCACTAAGTCTCCACCACGACCCGCTAAGTTCGACCCAACACCAACAGCATAATACATACCCCCCGCTGTCGTATCCCAACGACCAGACGCCTTACTGTCCGCCGACAAATTAACCTTCGGAAAGATCTCCTTGTACTCCTCATTATCAATCAAGTTCTTCGTCTTACGACCAAAATTCACCGCTAACTCCGTCGTATGCGTCGCCTGAATAATCTTCATCTTAGGATTCTTACCCATCATCCACGCAGGAAACAAAAAGCTTGCAAACTCAGACTTCGTGTGCCTCGGCGCCATATTAATAATCAAACGCTTCAACTCACCCTTAGCCACCCTCTCCAACTTCTCAGCAATAATCTTATGGTGACGACCCGCTATAAACTCAGGCCATAAAGTTTTTACAAAAATTAAAAAGTCCTCCTGACACTTCTCGTTCTTCTCAATCTGTGCCAAGCGCAACTGAAGCTTCGCCTCCTGCTCAGAGAGTTCCATCCGGGGCCCCTATCATTTTAAAAAACATATCCTCCCATTTAAACGGCTGCGAACAACGGAACACGGGCTTCATATCCTTCATGCCCTCCATCTTTAAATCTACAGCATCCTTACCTTTATACAAAAACATCTCCGCTCTCTCCGTCGGCTTAGCCTGCTTCTTTATCAAAATCCAACAGGACCCATGTCCGTGTTTCGTGAGCCACGCTACCTGCGACGGGCGCAAGTCAACACGGTTAGTCGTCGTATACTTCAACTCAACAAAATGAAAATATCCAGAACTATCACACAACAAGACATCAGGAATACCCGCGCCTAGCCAGTTCTCAATTCGCGTTAACGACAGCTTTCGGTTTACTCTTTGCGCGGCTTCCTTTACCTGTTTGTAAAACCCGCTCTCCCTCTTCACGGCTATCGCTACCTTCTTCGGGGGTAATGTCAATGACTGAGGCATAACTCTCCTTTATCTCATCTAATGCTTTCATTACTTCTTCCTTAGACATACTGTCTATGCTCCCGTGTCGTATCTCAGATTTATTCACATATATATCACCCTGTGCCATACCACGGCGAAACTCAGCCTGAACCGCAGCCGAGTACGCTCCATTCGCCAGAGCCTCATCACGGATCGTCTGCAAATCCCTAATGTGACGACGAAACGTAATACCATATTTCTCATCAAGCTGCTTTCTGTATTCTCGGATAGCATGAACAACGTGTGGCGATATATTCGGATTGGTCAATTCATATGCACGAGTATGTGCACTTGACACCCCGTACCCCGCATTCTCCGCTGCTTCTCTCAAAGTTATCTGACCATCCTTACTCACAAGTTCCCTAACAAACAACTCCTGTTTTCTCGTTAATGGTGTGTGAATATTGGCGGGCCTTCGACCACGGGTTTCATAACGAATACCCGCTTTTCCCAGTTTTCTTTTCCTCATTCTCGGACCTCGGTAAAATAAAAAATAAACAGGAATAATATGCACGTTTTTTGTGCAGTTAACAAGAACCTTTTTTATGCACAATAATTAGGCATTGTTTCATGTGAAACATTCATACGATTTTTCTGGTAATTATTCGTGAAAAACATGGACCTTGGCCCAGTTTGTTTTTTTTAGGGTAGCCGTTTTTTAGATCTAAAAAAAAGGTTCTCGGGCCTGATAAATTGACCCGATAAACGGGGGCCCCTTGGCGATTTTTTTGCTGTAGCTCGACGGGTTTTTGTGCAGCGGGCGGGGGCGGGCTGTCGCGGAT